AATATTATTGCGGATGGCCGCCACGTGCCCCCTTGGTGTCCTAGAGACTTCTAGTATAAATGGGACACCAGGACACCAGCAATAATAGGTTTTATGAGAGAGCCTCCCTGGTGTCCTGGGTCATAATTACAAAAATGCCACTGACTACTAGGCATTACGTCTATATAAGGAAGGTTATTTATCGACTCCGTCATCAACATCTATTCCAATAGCCCTTCTTTAATCGGGCATTAACCTTAATATTAGCTCTTCCTTAGTCTTAGCATTTCCTCCGATCGACTTCCGTCATAGATAGTCATTATCTTCCTCTCTCAGAATTGTTGAGCAATTCCGCTGCGCGGCCATGGATTCACAATTAGTAACACCCCCAAACGTTTTTAATTATATCGAATCTCGTCGTGATGAGTATCAGCTATCTCATGACCTAACTGAGATAGTATTGCAATTTCCGTCTACGGCGTCTCAACTGAGTGCGAGGCTGAGTCGCAGCTGTATGAAGATCGACCACTGCGTGATAGAATATAGACAACAAGTACCTATCAACGCCTCCGGTACGGTGGTAGTGGAGATTCACGACAAGAGAATGACTGACGATGAGTCGTTACAGGCGTCGTGGACTTTCCCGATAAGATGCAACATAGATCTCCACTACTTTTCATCTTCATTCTTCTCTCTCAAAGACCCGGTTCCTTGGAAACTATATTACAAAGTTTGCGATACGAACGTACATCAAATGACACACTTCGCAAAATTCAAGGGTAAACTGAAATTGTCGACTGCTAAACATTCAGTTGATATACCCTTCCGGGCTCCGACGGTCAAGATATTGTCAAAACAGTTTACCGATAAGGATATAGATTTCAGTCATGTGGGATACGGCAAGTGGGAGAGAAGAATGATAAAATCCGCATCCTCCAGATATGGCCTTCCAGGCCCAATTGCTATTAATCCAGGAGAGTCCTGGGCTAGTAGGAGTACTATAGGCCCGGTCCATTCGAATGCGGATTCGGACGAGATTCATCCATACAGAGAGCTAAACCGGTTGAGTACACCAGTCCTGGACCCAGGTGATTCCGCATCTGTCGTCGCAGCCCATAGGGCCCAATCAAATATAACGTTGTCTGTAGCCCAGATTAATGAGATAGTCAGGTCGACGGTCCAGGAGTGTATCAACACAAACTGTCTCCCCTCACATACGAAATCGTTGCAATAAATAAATTATGTAATAATTTATGTTATGAGATATGATTGTTGGGTAAGAACTCAAACCGAGCACCTATGCAGAAATATATGTTATTATTTATCCGAAATAATCCAAATCAAATGATACAAACGTTGATGCCTTAGACATAGCATCGGACATCCAGCAGTAATAAACTAATAAGGCGTTCTTGCTAATATTGGCATATACGCCGTTACATGAGTCTCTATCGAGATCCCTAAATGCTGCCCAGCAGTTAACACGTTTGTTAGATAACGCCGTAGATCCTTCAAGATCGACCATCAACGAGTCCTTCTCGACAGACAATACACGTTTCATCACATGACGTATATAAAATCGATCTTTCAGCGAAGGAGTGATTGTCAAATTGCCGTGACTATGGATCCTCGCTCCAAATAAATCGTCAAACGTATGTAGACATCCAGTTGGGTTCAAATGAGGTTTACGATCGACCACAACGACCATAGTGAATACTCCTTCGATCTTAGGGCTTGACCCATCAAGGTTCATGTCGGACTGAACACGTTCAATCTTGAGCGTGCCCTTATAACGTAGTCGTCGTAACTTGATGTATGACCTAGACCTATTGGGTTCAGTCCTCGTGAGACTGGGGAAGCTAATGTACGAGGACAAGGCCATATTATGGGCCAATACAAATTCGGGCCCAAACTGGTCTTCGTGAATACGTTGATTAATCATCGTCGAGTCGTCGTGGGCCTTGTTAGGGCTGCTGGGTCGACGTCTATAATCAACACGCCTGCTAGGATGCTGACGCTTAAACAATGTATTACGTGAATTAAATCGACGATGAGAAGTCGACCCACCACGTCTATACTTAGTAGAATACATATCAACTATTGTAGCTAGATGATGTAAGATGACCAGGAACTGAATGTATAGACGTGAGATCCAATGAAACCAATACTATATTTAAACAGATCTGGACTCAACATGTTCGATAACTAGACTTTGTAGCTGAAATTTCATTGGATCGCAGCATCTGAAGAACTTCATCTTTGGGAACATCGCACTGAGGATATGTTAAGTTGTTGTGGATTGTGGCTAGGACCACAACGCTAGTGCAATCACGTCGTTAAACACCATGACCGTTCCCGCTCCCAAATTTGAATTAAAGAAGAAAATGACAATTCCAGATACCCTTCAGTAAATAGGGCAACGACTTGGCGGATAAGTCGTTATTATGTAGGCTACTCACGCGAGACGTGATTGGTCAAAAATAATTGTCATTTTGCAAGTGGTCCTGACATCTATTCGGTGGTCCCGCATAAATAGATGACAAAACGGAGCGTTTTGAGTGTGTAAAATGCGGTTGGGCCTGGGCCGAGAACGGGGACACCAAAAAAATCGCGGCCATCCGGT